CGCATCTTTGTTACCATTGTCTTAGTGTCCCAAGCTATACGCATTGGGTAAGGTAGTTTTATTGTAGTTAAATACGTTCCTGTCTCGTTGGGTTGTCCGTATTTTGCTAAGGCCTGAGCTGTAGTTATCATTCGTTGACGTTTAAATATTTACTTATGTTAAAAAAGATCAGGATCATTAATAAAAGGAATAAACTAACCGCTATAAATTTCATAGAATCGGTAAAAGTTTTTCCTTCAGCTACTCGTTGCTTCTTTAAATCCGTTTTTAGCTTGTTTTTATGCGTTTTAAGCGCGTTTTGTAGTGAATCCGAGTAGATAGTTCGGGTATGCTTTAAACTATCGTTAAAACGCTTTAAATCGAATCTTTCAATATATCGCGGTTTAGGTACGTATTCCGTGTTTATCTGGATCACGGTATCTTTTTTAGTTATGTACTTTTCCCAGACTATGGAATCACGAACAATAACCGGAAACGAATCTATCGTATTAATTCGTATCGTATCGAATCCGGCCGGCTTATATCCTTTCTTGATTGCTTTATTCAGGTGGTAATTAACTGAGCAGCCTGTCGCAAGTATAGCAGATATTAGCGACAAAATTATAATCTTTTTCATTTGTCTATTTTTTTACTCCATACAGTTAAACCTATTGCAGTTGCCGAGTAAGTAAGTAGCCCGACAAATACAAATTCGTGAACTTTAAACGGCTTGAATAACGGAAGCAAGGCGTAAAGAACCGCAATCCAAAAAGACGTAAAAGCGGATAGCCTTTTGATTGACCATTTTCCGTTAGGCTTTAGAGTTTCGTTTATTAGTTCTTTTATCATTTGGCAATACGGCTAAAAGTTTTTCAGGTAGGTTTATTCGTGTTTTCGTAGCTTGTCTAAAACTCTGCTCTTTGTAGCAGTCGTAAAGGGCCGTTTCAACTTTGTTAAGTCGGTTGTCCGTGTGCCACAACCATAAGCAAAGAACGCCAGTTACTCCGTATTTTTTTACAATGGTAACAAACTCAGTCATTCTGCAATTATTTCTTGAGTTATAGGATAGCCTGCAAAGGCGTGTTTAGGATTTTTAGGCACAACAAGGTTTGCTCCGAAGTCGTAGGTTTCAGTTGACATAACATCGTAGTGGTAGCCATCAGCATAGATAGGTTGTTCGTCTACTACGTCCAAAACGATGAGGCCGATTTCTACTACTGCCGCAACTCCGTTGCCGTATGTTTCGTGTTTTTCTCCGTTGAACTCGATTTCAACCAAAATGCCTTTGGCTTTCAAATCGGCAACCGCTGCCGCTTTGTCGGTATATGTTAGCTTATAAATCATATCGTTGTGAGTTGTGCGAGTTGTGTGTTAGTTAGGCGAGTAGGCCAAAATGCAACTGCGTTAAATTCATTTTTAACTTTTGCTGCGCTTGCTCCAAAATCTTCAGCGTTTAAGTTAAATTGAGACATCGCTGGAGGAGCACTTGAATTGGTGCTTGTTCTTTTTTGAACTCCATTAATATACAAAGCATATTCACCTGATTTGTAAGCAAGGGCTATTTTATAGCGAGTTCCTGCAACAAGAGTTTGATTTGCAGTTTGGTCTATAATTACGCCCGCAGTATTTCTTACATACCAATAAAGCGCAGTTCCAATATTATAAAGCTGAATGTTATTTGTTGCATTACCACCTAAAAATAAATACGCATAAGTAAGCGCATCTTGATTTTCGGCACTTGCATAATAATCTAAAAACAAAGTTCCCTCAGTTTGCCCTATAAGCGAACTAATACCCGTCTTTGATATTACGTCAGCGTTGCGTGTTACACTTGCTGAGGTTGTAGGTATGTAAGAGGTAGCGTATGAGCCTGCTTCGAGTTGTGCGCCCCATAGGTAAACTCCCGAAGTTCCATTGCCTGTAAAAGCATCTAATCGACCTGTTGTGCCGCTTAAAATAGGGCATAAAAAATAACCCGTAAAACCACTTGAAGCGGCTTCAATAGTAATAGAAATTCTATACCAACCATTGCCAACATTTTCAATAGTTGAATTTGGTATAGTTCCCTGTGCAAGTGTGCCGTTTATTAAATTGAAATTTTGATACGGATTACTTATTGTAAAAGAAATACCACCCGCAAGAAATTGAACGTAATTCCCACCATTATTTTTTACAAAGCAACTGAAAGTTACTGTGTTTCCTGAATTTGTAATAATTCCTTGAAAAATATAATGCGCTGCATTTGTTGTTGACGCCGTTAAAGTTTCTGCCGTTAATGTTCCATCGGGTGCGGTTGTAGAATTTGAGGCGATAGCTACTTCAGAACTTGTCCACGCAGCATTATCAAAAGACGAACTCTGCAAGACAAGATTAGTCCTCTGCGGTTCTACTAACAAACTTGGACACGTTCCGTTTGAGTAGTCAAGACGTGGAATGTTAAGCCTTGTTTCCGTTTTTTGGTAATCCTTGATTGTACCCTCGTTAAGTTGACCTCCCCAAATGAATGCTCCTGAAGTTCCATTTCCTAAATATGAGAATGTCCCATCAGCTGAACATAAGCCAATTCTTAATGCACTTGCACTTGTTATTGATACCGTGATAGTACATCTGAACCAATCATTTCCAACGCTTTCAATTGTAGCGTTAATAGGTGCAGAAATAATGTTTACTCCTAATGTGCCACTTGTTAAATTGAAACATTTCCCTTGACCAACTGAATCTGCATAAGCATAAACGAATGTTCGCTCTCCTTTTTTAGCATAAAAACTAAAAGTATTCACCCCATTAGCAGTTGCATTTTGATAAACGTGATGGCTATCATTTGCGGTGTTTTCAATTAATTTACTTGCGGTTGTTGTTCCGTTTGGTGCGGTAGCAATATTAGATGAAATTGTAGCTTCATTTTTTACCCAAATTACATTGCTAAAATCTTGCGAGTACGTCAACAAATTATAAGGCACTAACTCAACCAAGCCCGCAGCGTTGACACGAGTGGCAGTAGTCGCACGAGTTACGGACATATCGCCCGACCCATCGGACGGAATAACGGAATAAAGTTTGCCCTCTTTGTAGGCGTTTGGCGTTACTATTAATGAGGCGGTATCTAATAGGCTCATATTGAATCAAGATTTTCAAGTGTTGATAATAAACAAGAATTAGCCTCATACACTCCCGAATCAGCAACTACTCTTGTTAGAAAGTTAAAAGCAATACCCCCTTCGTTTCCTACGATGTCAGTATCTCCGCTCCAACTTACATAGTGAGAATAACCCCAACTAATGGAATTATTGAAAGCACCTTGCCCCCAACCAATTCCGTTGTTGTTTGCGCCTTGTCCCCATCCGTTGCTATTTGCCATTTTCTTGTTTCTTTAAGTATGTGATCAGTTTTTCTACGTTTTCCTTGCGGGGTTTGTAGCTTCCTACCTTAGTTCGTTTTTTCATATATACCAGCCGGTGTAGTTGTTCATTCTGTCCGGAAACATATCGTCGTTGGAGTTTGTATTGTACTCCGGAAATAAGTTGTTATTAAATGCCATATAATTGATAAAACGCTCTGTGTAATGCTGAGCTATTGAACGTTCCTTTTCAGTCAAGAAATCAACTTCGTTTTTATCTACGTTTTCAGCGTTCTCAGACGAATGCTTATAGACTCCTTTATTAGCGATTGTATAGGCAGCAAAAGGTAAATATTCAACCATTGCCCAGTGAATCAACATTGGCTTAACGTAGGTAGTTACTAGGCTAAGGTAATTACCTGCTAGCGTTCCGGCAATAATATCCGCTTCAATCTTTTCGAGTAACTTGGTACCTAAATAATTTTGGATGTGAATATCTTGCGCGATCTTGATAAACTGCACGAATTTATCTACGTCAACGTTACCATTGGTAGCGGTGAACTTTTTAAGATCTGTGTCTGTAATGAGTAGTGCCTGCGCCATTATTTCGCGTCTTTAGGTAAGTTAGGGTTATTAGGAGAAAAGCCTTTCAACGGAAGGTTATTTGGGTAAATAGAAACCTCATAAGGGTTCGTAACTTTGTAGCCTTTGATTTCGGCAGCTCTAGTTCCTACCTGCTCAAATTTTCTATTGCTTCCTTTGATGTTACGCATAAACGTTACGCGTTCCCATTTGTGATGACATCGCGGCCCGCCTTTGTACTTGAAAATATCGTAAGTATTAGCACCACCTTCACCAAAACCAGGATTGACCGCGCGCTGGCTCATTGCTTCAATATCCTCCTTACGGAATAAACGGTCTTGTTTAGCCATCATCGCCTTACAAAAAGCGCGATCAGGAGTCGAATTGCCGGTGTATCTGTAACGTACTTTAAAAAATTTTAAAGAATCTACGCGGCTAACTTCCTTATCTTGTTCTGATCTTGCAGTTGGGTTTGCTGATCCTGCTGAAACAAATTTGTAAATTTTACTTAACAAACTTTGCGGCTCCATTTCGGAATCCGTTTTATACAATATTTCGTCTAGTTGCTGATCATCATCCGTAGCCTCGCGAGCATCAACCTCAACCCATTCTTCAGAAAGGTTTGCAGCATCAACTTCCGAAAGGATAGCCTCAAGTTCTGCGTTATGGCTGCTTAACTCCGTACCGGTTTCTTCCTGCACTTGCTCTTCGGTGATTGCGTTTTCTAGATCAGTAAATTCTAACGGTTGTAGGGTTTTAAAGAATAATTTAACCGTGATACCGTTAAAGTGTAAAATCTGCTCAAAAGCGGCTATAATTTCATCCTGTATTGGACGAATAACCATATTGTCAAACAAAATAGCAGAGTTTTTAAGCTCATCCGCATTGCTTGAGAATCCATTTGTAGAAGCCACCCCAAATAAAAGTGGCGAGGTAACGTTATGACCTAGCATAATTTTACGCATACATTCCTCTGCTAAATACTCGTAGTGTTTAGGGGCATCGTTTAAAGGAATAGCCTCAACCGTAGTTCTTTGTTCAGCATTTTCGTTATATGAAGTAACAACCTTTTTACCTTTTGGTCCGGTAAGTTGATTCTTTACTTTAGAGTCAATGATATTCATTTGCTCCTCAGTTGGAACCCCATTATTAAAGTTTACTACCAACGTAGGCGAAAAACCATTCTGAACATCGTTGATCAGATACTGCGCTATTTCTTCTTCGAGCAGGGCATACGGAAGCGCGCCTTGATAGTCTGGATAAGCATAGTATTTCATTCCTACGTTGTAAGGCTTAGAATAAAGGATTTCAATTAAATCGTCTTTACCTCCAAACCCAAAAGCAGGAATACGCTTTGGTGGGTATTTTTTAATATCTGACCAATCATCAGAATAGTAATACGCTTCAATATCTCCGTCTTTATTGCACTTTTCAGCGCGCAAAAGATTTACCGGCATATGGTAAGTCTTAACAATTTTTGTTTTACCAGAATTATAATGTACCTGAGAAGCAAATTGACCTAGCAATTTACGATCCATAATCGTTTTACGAACGCAATCATCGTGAAACAAGGTTTTTACTTGCGCGTACTCGTTTGGCTTTCTATTGGCGTTTAAAACGCTTAGGCCGCGACCATAAATTAAACGAGCTACGTTATTGATAATAGCCGCGTTAGTGGTACTGTTATTATAGCGATCAATAAGGAATCCAAAGAAGTTATTTTCGCCTCCAAATTCTACCCAATTATCACGTTTGCTTTCCGTGATGACCGGTGGCTCGTATTGGCTTAAGTTTACAAATTGTATGTTACTACTCATATTACGATAAATTCGTTGTTAGACGTTTGAGATACATACTGACCGTCGTTAATCGAATAGTTGATTACGCTCTGATCAGTACAATATATCTTGTCTCGGTATATAATTTCGCTTCCTTGTTTTAGGGTTAACATATAACTACGCGATTCCTTTAAAGCAAAAGCTGCCGTTATAGTATTCGTGTATCCGTAAGCCGCTGAGCTAACGATAGGAACTGTTATTGTTTCGTTTTCGATTTCATCCGTGATCAGCATAGTGTTATACTGCGATTTGCGCGGAATAAAATTAAACGTTTGGTTGCTTGTTGATGTGCTTAGTACAATCATAATTTAATAACTTAAAATACCGGTTTTTGTTGCAAATAAAAAAGCCACCCCGTTAGAGATGGCTTTAGTTCGTAGTAGGTTATTGATTAGTTAGTATCAATAGTAGCGCCACCGAAAGCAGTAGCCAAAGCAGTTTCAGTTGTTACGTCAATGAAATTGGCGAGGAGCTTCTCTTGACCAACCATCGTAAAGGTGTAACCGTTTAGGTCGCCCATCGCAGTACCATTTGATACGTTTGAAGTAGTTACTTCCATACCGTGCTCAAGGCCAGCAAAGAAGAAAGAACCGTTACGTGATTTTACCACAACGTGCGGACGGCCGTAAGCCAAAAGTTTCGCAATTTTATGTGTAGTAATATCTTGATTTTTCAAAGTAAACGTCAAAGTTTGCTCAGCAAATGTAGTTCCGTTTTCGCGGCTTGAAGTTAAAACCTGATCAAAAGAGTTAGTGCCTTTCAATTCAAATTTGTAAAGTGTAGAAACGCCGGCAACTGAATCAATAACATCTGTATTCGTACCGTCGTAAGTAATTCCTGTGTAGTCGCCGTAGTTGACAAAATAGATGGCATCAATGCCCCCTACTGCTGTCTTACATACCTCCAAACGACCATTAGCTAAATCGCAGCTCATCTCGTATAAATTTTTTAAGTTAAACAAAAAAGGGAAGGCATTTTACCTCCCCTTTCTATAAGTTAGTTATAATTAGTTAGCAGAGTTTGTGATACCGTAGGTAACCATATCCTCAGCAAAACCGTATTTTGCATCTGCGGTGAAACGCATAATAAATCTAACGTTCTGAGATCCGTCGATGTCTGAAAGGTCAATCAATTTAACCTCGTTCATATCATTCAACAAACCTGTTGCGAAGTGAAGGTTGCTAGATGGAGTAGCGATAGCCGTGTTAGCAGCCATACCGTTAGCCATAAATACCGGAATACCATCGAAGAATACATCACCAAGAACTTGGTTTGTACCTTTGTTGTCGTAACCGTTAGCACCCACGCCAGAAGCAGCAAAACCACCCAAAGCGCGTACATACGCTTTATAAACGTTTTGAGCAACGTAAAGTTTAAGGTCTGGGTGTCCGTAAAGACGAGCAGGAATTGCGTCAACCAACAAACCTAACTGAGCAACAACGTTACCAGCGTTTACAGTTGTACCAGTGACTTCTTGAGCAGCAGGAAGCGCAGCATCCAAAGCGATTTGAGTAGAAATACCAGCAAACTGACCAGAAGTTGCGTTAACGCCTGTCCAGATGTTTGTTTCCATTGCAGAAGCAACTTGAGCAGACAATTGACCAATAACGAAATCTACGAAAGATTTTGGCATTACGTCAAAAGCAGAGAAGCCCATTTCAGCAGCTTGCCAAGTCGAACGGAATGTTTTTTTACAGAATTGAAGGTTTACTTGGAACTCTTCAGGTTGTAAGATTTTCTCAGTAAGGTTTACAGTTGATGTGGCATCGAAATCGCACGTCGCATCCTTGATGATCGCATCGTTAGAATATTTCTGAATTACCTCCTTAAATTTCACGTTAGGGTGGATAGTGAATCCGCCTTTTTCAAGGGTTGGAGCAGACAATAAAGCTGCTGCAATGTATTTTCCGGCAAACTCGCCGGCATACGTTGTAGTTACATTGGTTGTAGTGGCCATTTGTTATTTATTTAATTTTTCAAAAATAGAATCAATAGTTGAGCGCGTTTTCTTTGGTGTTAATTTGAACAATTCAACCGGCTGCGCATTTTCCGGATTGTGTTGTATAGGTTTAGGCTCTACTTCTTCAGCAGCCAATTCAACCGGCGCCGCTTCTTCTGCAACTGCTTCGGGTGTTTGGGCTTTCAATTCAGCCAATTCTGTTTTCAATTTTTCGTTTTCAGCAGCAAGCTCTTCCATTTTAGTGAAGAAAGTTTCTTTGATAATGCTTTCAACCGTCTTTTTAGGAGCAGCCTCAGCAGCCATTTCCTCTTCAATTTTGTTTCCGCCTTCAACTTCAACTTCCACTTCTGGAGCTTCTTCCTCTTCGACTTCTTTTTCTTTTACTTCAGCAATCATACCTTCTTCAGCTACGACCAAAACCATACCGTTTTCAAGATCGTATTCGCCAATCGGCAAAGCAATACGCTGATCGTCTTCAGTAACAATAAATACTTCGTTACCCGCTTCAAAGGCATCCGCTTCCAATACAGAAACGCCGTCCGTTAATTTCATTTGTTCTAAGCTAACTTCCATTCCAAGTAGCGCGCGAACTTTGTTTAAAATTTTGTTTTCGCTCATTTTTTCTTTCTTTATACGCATTTAACTTAATTAATATAAATCTGTTGCACTTTTATCCTCCTACGTTTGTTATTACGCGGGGTGTATTCGTGTTTGTAACCGTTCCAGACTCTTGCTGAACTAAGCTACCGATGCCTTGATTTTGTAGATCACCGTTGCAGCAGTCTTTTGAATACGTGCCATCATCGCATAAGCATCCGCGCTTACCGCCTTTTGGACTTGAATAACTTGGTGTTTTTTTCATTTTATTGGTTTTTAAGTTGTTCTAATTTACGTTGCGCCCACTCTACTCCAGCATCTCCGCCCCAAGCTAGCCACATCAATCTACCGCACCCGTCTCCTAGTTCTTTATCTGAGTTTTGGCGATGACGTTCAAAGGCTGCCATTCGGGCAATAGTATCTCTGCTGATAGGTTCGCCTTTTGCTAGTTGGTTTGCTCTGGCTTTCCCTACGGAAGTACCGCAAGAACCCCATCCATTTTCTTCTGCCCAACGTAAAGCAATTTTAGCGTTTTCGCTTGCTGCTTTTGGATAGTCGGAATAAGATTCCAATTTAACGTCTAAGATTTCTTTTAAGTACGCAATCAGTTCTTCTTTTTCTTCATTCTGCGCACTCATTTCGTATTTATCCGCAAAGTAACCTTCTATTGAAAATCCTTTTACTTCGCCGGCTTTTACGCGCTTCCAGATATCGTCATTGTTTACCTTCATTGAAATCATCCACGTTCCCTTAGGTAAACTGAATCCATATTTTACAGATTTGTCGTGTACATCGTCTTCAATGATCCAACTTTCGACAACCGACATACCATCCAATTCTTTACTGTGTTCTAACGTTGCGTTGTTTTGGTTTGAACGCATTAAAAACAATTCAGCAGCTTTACGTACTGTCTCCTCAGAAAAGTAAATTTCCCATTCGCGTTTTGTCTTTTCGTTTTTACGATAAATCTTTTTGTTAGGCGTTAAAGCTGGCCCCATCAAAATACGCTTTTCCTGATCAATTTCTTTTAACTGTACTTCGTGTTTTGCTAAAGCAATAAAATTCTCCTCAATAGCTGGATATTCTACAACGGAAACCGCCTCAATGCCGTGCATCGGATCGCGTTCGTCAATAATTAATTCAATTAGTTCCATAGCCTATAAACTTGTTTTGTTTTATAACGTTGCGTTTTTAATGCGGTTCCTGTCTAGGGCCTGCGCTGAAGTTACTTCTCCACTAATCACATACGCTTGGATTGGTTGCTGCTGAATTTGGGCTAACTGATTGAAGCCTGAGTTACCAACTACATTAAAATTAGGCGACATTACATTACCGCCGGTTCCACCAGACGGAGTAGAAACATTTAAATTTCCACCTCCGGTTTCACCTCCGTTAAATTGTTGTTTAGCAATGCCAGCAATTTGTAAAGCTGCAAAACCTCCGGCAATAGTTGCTGCAATTGATTTTAAAACTATACCACCTTTAGTGTCAGCAAACGTTGATAAGACCGCGTTATATCCATCCATAGTAGCCGATGCAATGTTAGCTGCCTTTTTGATGTTAAATGCGGTCTTTTGACGTTTCTTATCCTCACCTGCATTAAATTCTGCGATGCTTGCAATTAGGTTTAGCCCTTGTATTGATAATTGAACTGAGGTTTTTAGATTCTCTTTGAATCTACGTTGCTTTTCAGCTTCTGCTTCTTCTTCTATTCTTATTCGTTCTAATGCAGCATCGGTAAGAGCCTGTTGCAAGTCTGCGTTGGCATCTATTTTTAATTGGTTATCTGCCATTATTCTTTCAATATCAGCAGCATCCCTTGCCTTCATTTCATCGTAAAAATGCTTATCAATTATATCTATATCAATAGCAGCAGCATTAAATGCCTCAACAGCACCTGTAAATACAAATTCTTGCTCTTTAACTACCTCTTTTGTTTGCTCAACAAACTTTTTACCGCCTTCAGTAATTTTATCTACTTTAGATTGAGCTTTATTAGCAGCTTCACCGTAGCTTTCAAATCTTTCTTCGGCGGCCTTTAATTGTTTATTTAATTTTTCAATTTCTTCTTTATTGGCGTTATAACTTGCAGCTAGTTCAATATTTTTATAAACCAACTTTCCAGTTTCAGTAACGGCACCGGTTCTTGCATCTACCTTTACTCCTTTTTCTTTCTCTAAGGCCCCTTCTTTAATGAGTTTAGTATTTTCTGCTTCAAGTTTATTTATTTTGTCTTTGGCAGACATTTGCTTTTCGAGGTTTTTTGTAATGAGTTCCTCGTTTTTTTGTAAAGAGAATTTTGCTTTTTGGTATTCCAAATAAGAAGCTAATTCAATGTTCAATTGATTTTGATATGCCGCCTCGTCTTTTAAATTTTTTAAAGTAGTTCCGTATTGACCATTTACTTTTTTAATTAATTCCTCGCGCTCTTTACTTCCTTGATTGGTTTGTTTTAGCCTTGAAATTAAAGTTGAAAATTCACCGGATTCTTTCGCAATAGCTTCCCTTTGTTTTTTGGATTGTTCTTCTATGGCTTTTTGATTTGCCAATACTTTTTCAGAAGCGCCAAACCAAGAATCGTAATTTGCTATTAATACACCAACGGCAGTAATTAACAAACCAATACCAGTTACAGCAAAGGCTTTTGCTGCTGTAGTCATTCCGGAAAATACATTTTTTACAACGGCCCCTAATTGCACAAAACTATCTTTAGCTTCCATCAAACCCTGAACACCTTGAGAAAGGGCCATTGCTGACTGAACTTTTAGTAATGTCTTTTGTAAATCTTCAGATTCTACGCCGATCAAACCCAAAGCGCCTTCAAATGCTTGGAATCCATTTAAAGCTCCTCCGATAGATGCAGATAAGGCATTGAATTTAGCGTCAGGATTAAAGGCATCGGTTAACGCTTTTGCATCTTCAATACGATCTTTAAGTTCTGCCGCTCGTTTTGCTGCTTCTGCTGCTTCCTTTGATGTTGCGCCAAATTTTTCTGATAATTCAGCTACCGCAGCCTGAGCTTGCCTCAGTTGAGATTTTAACGAACCTAAGTTAGTTTCTATATCAAGATTGATTGTTTTAGTTTCTGCCATTTCTGATAGATTTTAGTTCTCGTTTTGTTTGCTTCCAGATCTTTTTAACTGATCCTGTTAATTCGTGTTTTCCTTTGGCTATATCAATTAACTCAGACTCTCCGTAGAAGTCATCAAGTTGTAGCATTGCGATTATCTGTTTTATCATTGGATGATGTAAAAAGTTTCCGTTGTTGTGCTTCCGTCTAAATATAAGTAGGTAAC